GTAAGAATATTGATGGTTTTAGGTTTTATGCTGTCGAAGATAAACACTTTCCAAGTATTACTACTGTATTAGGTGCTATTCCAAAACCTGGTCTTATCGCTTGGCGTAAGAATGTTGGCGAAGAAGCAGCTAAATGGGAGATGAATAGAGCAGCTCGTAGAGGTTCTGCTACACATACTCTTGTAGAACAATATTTAAAAGGTGAAACACCAGCAATTCGTGATGTATTGCCGTTAGGTATGTTTCGACTATTGAAACCATACCTTGACCAAGTAGATAATATTCATGCATTAGAAAAAATCATGTATAGTAAAAAACTGACCGTTGCAGGTCAAGTTGATTGTATTGCAGAATACAATGGTAAACTATCTGTGATTGATTTCAAAACTGCCAACAAAGAACGAGTTGATAGTTGGAATGAGAATTATTATATTCAATGTACTGCTTATGCAATTATGTATGAAGAGTTATTTGGTACACCAATCGAACAAATTGTAATCCTACAAGCTGGTGAAGATGGTTCTGCTAAGGCATTCGTTAAGAACAAAGCAGATTACATGGGAAAACTTGAAGACGCAATCAAGGGTTTCTATAAATATTACGAAGAGAAGACAGGTAATAAACCAAGCTAGTCCTTCTCTATAAGAGGACTTAAATGAAAAAAATCATAGCATTAATAATTATGGCAATGATTAGTACCATTGCATTTGCTGATGAACATGATAAATTTTGGCAATCACAAGCACCTATAATTTGTGGTAACACTACAGATATGTATGAGTTTATTGCTAAAGAAGGTATGACACCGTTTACTGTATCTTTTGGTAAAACAAATGGTCAAGAAGATGGTGATATTGTCTTTGTTGTTACACTTTGGATAAAACAAGGTACAACTGAACAAATGACTACTATGCAGACGACAGATGGTTCTGAAACTTGCATATTATATAAGAGTTTTGATACTACTATCAATCCACAATTTGGTGGTAATATTTTATAAGAATTAATTGTTGACGACAAATATGGTAGACAGACTGGACTCCGGGGCAGTTCCGGACAGCTCCACCATAAACACTTGGTCTAGTATCGTGAGAGAACGGCAAAGTGTTTTTGATGGGGCTGATATAGGATTCGACAGATGTTGAGAAATTTGTAAGAGATTAATAGGTGGCAACCTTAAATGCTAATTAAACGCAAACGATAATAACTTTGCATTAGCGGCCTAGTCGCTTAGGGTTTTGTGGATTGTACCTCGTAACAGAAACAATCCACGCTTGACAAATTATAATAATATGGTATAATGATTACATGAAAAGCAAAGAATTTAGTTTAAAAATAGAGAAGATAGCAAAAGAAAAAAGATGTAGTCTAATGGACGCCATTTTAGAATTTTGTAAAGAAAAAGACCTGGATCCAGGCACAGTTGGAAGTCTTATTTCCAAACCACTAAAAGAAAAAATCAAAGCTGAAGCAATAGACCTTAGGTTACTAAAAGGCTCAGCCAGCATGCCACAAGGAAAGTTACCATTATGAACATACAACTAATTGATAAAATGGGTAGTGACTTATCAGTTGTTAATGCAGCTCGTGTTTCATTTGCCAAAAGAAAAGATGTAATTGACCAAGGAGATGAAAGATTAATTAAATATCTTGCAGAGCATGACCATTGGTCACCATTTGGTCATACTACCTTACAGTTTTTAATTAAAGCACCTGTGTTTGTTGCAAGACAACTTGTAAAACACCAAGTTGGTTTAGTTTGGAATGAAGTTAGTCGAAGATATGTTGATTCAGAACCAGAGTTTTATACACCATTTATTTGGCGTGGTAAACCAGAAAATAAAAAACAAGGGTCAAGTGAAGATGAAATCGAATATGATATTTCATCTACAATGCAGTTTGTAAGAGAAACATATAATAATTTATTAAAAGCAGGTGTAGCTCCTGAAATGGCTAGAATGGTATTACCACAAAATATGATGACAGAGTGGTATTGGACTGGTTCATTGATGGCATTTGTTCGTGTATGTAATTTGAGAACTAAATCAGATTCGCAAGAAGAAACAAGAATGATTGCAATACAAATGGCTCAACATTTAAAAGACCATTTTCCAATTAGTGCGAAATATTTACTTGAAAGAGAATAGATGAAGAAATTTAAAGATAGTGTAGATGATTTTTTTAAATGGGTCAAAGGTACTGAACTTGTCGAACTAGATGACATTGATGTATCAGAGGATCCTGTAAGACCTGAGCTGACCCTTGGTTTTAGAATACAGAATGGTCGAAAGATATTTGGCCTGAAGTATGATAATGAAATTGAGGCGATTGTTTGTGTTGCATATTGTCCTGAAGTACCGTTTACAGTAAGAGAAATGGATTATATGTCACAAGCTGCCAACCAAGATGGTCAGCGAGGCGAAATTTTAGTTGCATATACTGTATGGTCTAGGAAAAGAGGTGCAGGTAAAGAGATAATTAAAAAACTTGCTGAATGGGCAGACACACAAAATTTTGGTAGATTGGTAACATTATCACCATTAACACCAATGGCCACACATTTTCATATTAGAAATGGTGCTAAACAAATTCATATAAATGAGGAAACACAAAACTTTGAATACAAATTAAATGATGACTAGAGATATATTTGAAAGTGTAATAGATGTAGGTAGTGGTTTTATATTAGCTGTTCTTATACAGTTATTGATATTTCCATTATTTGATTTACACCCTAGTATATTTGATAGCATGGGAATAGCATTAATATTCACCGTAGTGTCAATGACAAGGTCAGCATTATGGCGTAGATATTTCCGAAGGAACCGAAATGTATGACGGATTTTCAGTATATAAAACTTACTTGGCCATCAAGTTACATTTTTCTTCGCCTAAGTATGATTATGCCAAATATGAGGGTAAAATCAATGCGAAACTGGATACATTTACAAGTAGGAATGATAGATATTTTTTTCACAAGCTTAGTAAAAAGTATAAAGAGGATGAGATTGTAGATTTTTTTGTAAGTAACTTTGCAAAGAATGATAAAGTATGGTCAAAACAATTATTAGAAGATGAATACAATAACACATATTTACGGTTTAGAAAGTATAAAGAATCGGTTAATTATCACTTTCGAAGCGATTGTAGCTTACTTAATGATAGGTTTATCAGCGATGGTATTTCTTTTAATGATGGCTTTATTTCTGATAATGGACAACATCCACGAGTTTTGCGTTTACTTATTCAAGGGAAAATTGATAGCCAGACCGCCGTCATACTTGATTCAGTATTATCGTATAGTAAGACTTGGAATAAAACAATTAAAGAGAAAGTTGTTTGGCCTAAAATTGCAATGAGGCTTGCCAAACTGAAACCTTTTGTGATATATAATGACACAGAATGTAAATTGATTATGAAGGAGATATTTGTATGAACGCAATAAAAGAATTTTGGATGTCATCTTATCGGTCGGATAAGGTAGCATTTTATTTTGAAATGGCCAGTTTCATTTTTATACTTTTTGCAAGTATGACTATGGCTATTACGGCAGACAGTCCAGATATGAGATACATTTATCCTGGTTACTTCATAGGAAGTTTGACAGCTGTGTATGCACATTGGCGAAGAAAACTAGCATGGCCAACAATGTTAGTTGGATATTTTACAATCGTAAATGTATTTGGTTGGTTAGTAGCAATGAGATTTATATAGAAGTGGATTATGACAATAGAACCTATTAGAGAAAAACTAGACGAAAAAATTAAAAAATTAAATTCTAGTAGAGTATATAAAAAGATTACACCAAAAGGTGACCTGTCTTGGTATATTAAATGGACAGGTAGTGTGTTTTTAATAGTTGCAATGATGATGACTTCAGTAAATATATTTCCTTTGAACTTATATGTTGCATTGGTTGGTATGACAGGCTGGTTGATAGTAGGTATATTGTGGCATGATAGAGCATTGATTGTTTTAAATGCAGTAAGTGTGGCAATCTATGGTTTAGGAATAATGAATAGTTGGTTTAATGGTTAAAAGAGTATTTTGTATAGGTAATGGTGGCAGTAGAGATGGTTTTAATTTAGAATCATTAAAACCACATGGTAAAGTTTATGGCTGTAATGCAATTTACAGAGATGGATTTAGACCTGATGTTTTAGTTGCAGTTGACCATGGTATTATGCACGAAATTTATAATGCAGGTGTAGCTGAAGAAATACCTTGTTACTTTAGAGATTGGACCAGAGTGCCAGAGGGTCATTATGAAATGATGAAGTGGGCAGGTCTTAATTTAGATGAAAGAGATAAAGTTAAGAAACACTTTGACGCATTTAATGAAAATGAAAAAGGTGACCGTAATGAGTTTGTAATGCACGGTATGAACATGGCAGGTAAAATTAGTATCATTAGAAGATACGAAAATAAACCTGAAGCATACAAAGTTATGAAAAAAGAAATAGACCATTCAGATTGCAATATTAGTTGGGTACATGATGGTGATAAAGCAACATGTGTACAACAATGGACAAGAGATAAAACAGAATTTAAAAAAGATAGAGGTTGGGCTGCCGGTCCTACAAGTG